CCGTCCCGTCTCTCTCCCTGGAGCAGAGCCAGTCCAGGTCCCGGAGCGACTCACGTGGAGCCTGGAGACCCTGAGCGAAACCGAGTGGCTCCAGCCGCTCCTAGCCATCCCAGAGGACGCCGCGCCACCCCTAGCCATGACCCGACCGCACCCGTTGGCCACGGGCTCATACGGCGAGCAGGCCTGTGCCTGGATCGAATCCACCCAGCGCATCACCCTGCGGTGGTGGCAACGGCTGGCGATCACGCGTCAGCTGGAGCACGACCAGGCCGGCCACCTCGTGTGGCGCGTCGTCGTCGAGTCCGCACCGCGCCGCGCCGGCAAGTCAGTGCGCCTGCGCGGGGTGGCGCTGTGGCGGATGCAGCACGGCGCCGCGCTGTTCGGTGAACCCCAGCTGGTGGTCCACACAGGCAAGGATGTGGCGATCGTCCGCGAGATCCAGCGCGCCGCGTGGCGCTGGGCCGAGGACGAAGCGGGCTGGACCGTGACCCGCGCCAACGGCAAGGAATCTCTCGAGACGACCGGCGACGATCGGTGGCTGGCACGGGCGATGCACTCCGTCTACGGCTACGACGTCGCCCTCGGAATGGTCGACGAGGGCTGGGGTGTCGACCCGGCCGCGGTCGACGAGGGCATGGAGCCGGCCACGATGGAACGCCCGAGTCCTCAGCTGCACCTGACGTCGACTGCACACCGCAAGGCGACGTCGCTCATGCGCCGGCGGATCTCGGGCGCCCTGGCCGTCGAGGACGGCGAAACGCTGCTGCTGCTGTGGGCCGCCGCGCCCGGCGCGCCGGCCGGCGACGCCGAGACGTGGCGGGCCGCGTCGCCGCACTGGACGCCAGCCCGCGGCCGCATGATCGCCAGCAAGTACGAGGCCGCCCTGGCCGGCGAGATCGACCCCGAAGCGGACGACCTGGACCCGATGGCGGGCTTCGAGGCGCAGTACCTGAACCGGTGGCTACTGCGTCCGGTGTCCTCGCAGGCCGGCACGGCGATCGTCGAGCGAGAGCAGTGGGACGGCCTGGTCCTGGAGCTGCCGGCGCGCGCGCCGGACGCCGTCGCGGTCGAGGGCTGGACCGGCTCGGGCCTGTCGGTCGCCCGGGCGTGGAAGGTCGACGGACGCGCCGTCGTGTCCGTGGCCGACGTCCAGGACGTGGCCGCCGCCGCCGCCCTCGTCGCGCAGTACCGGTGCCGGCGCTGGCCGACGGTAGGCGCGTCGCTCGCCACCGACCCGGTGTGGGCCGGCCGGACCACCCCGGCCACGGCCGTGATCCGGTCCGCGGTCGCGGACCTGTCCGGGCTGCTCCGCGACGACGTCCTACGCCACGACGGCGCCGACGCCCTCACCGAGCAGGTCCTCGGCCTGCGCACAACCCCCGCCGCGGACGGCCCACGCGTGCGGTCCTCGGGCCGCGCCGACGCCGTCAAGGCCGTCGTATGGGCCGCGCGCGCCGCGCGAGCAGCACAGCCACGGGCCGTCGTGCTCGTCTCCCGCTCGGCCTGACCCACAGGCGCGACACGCCGACCCGCGGGCCGGAACGATCCAGTCTGTGGGTGGGCGCTGCTACGGTGCCGCCCGTGGCCTTCTGGCGTCGCCGTACACCCACCCCGCAGGCTTCCGCCGCGCCCGAGACGCACACCCGATTCGGGTCCGTCTACGTGCCGCCCGAGATGCTCCAGGGCGCCATCGCGGCGATCCTCCAGACCGCCCCCAAGATCACCCGCAAGGAAGCGCTGTCCGTCCCGGCGGTCCTGCGGGCACGCAACCTCGTGTGCTCGACACTCGGCGGTCTGCCGCTGCGGCTCCACGGTCCGGACCGAGTCGCCCGCCCGTCGCGGCTCCTGGAGCAACCAGAGCTGGGCGTGCCGCGCAGCGTGACCATGACCCGCCTCTACGAGGACCTGTACCTGGACGGCATCGCCTGGTGGCGCGTCAAGCTGCTCGGCTGGGACAACTTCCCCGCCGTCGTCGAACGGGTCGACCCGGCCCTTGTGCACGTCGACGCCGCCGGCGTCGTGCGGATCTCGGGACGCGAGGTGAGCGACTCCGAGGTCATCCGGTTTGACAGCCCCAACCCCGGACTGCTCGACGCTGGCGCCCGGCCGATCCGGACGTGCCTACTGCTCGACGCCGCCGCCGCCCGCTACGCCAACGAACCGATCCCGCCCGGGTTCTTCACCCCGAAGGAAGGTGCCGACCCCGAGGACGCCGAGGTCCAGAAGGTCCTCGACAACTGGCAGACCGCGCGGCAGACCCGCGGAACCGGGTACGTCGGATCGGCGCTGGACTACCACACCGTGATGATGACGGCCGAGCAGATCCAGCTGGCCGACTCCCGCCAGCATGCCGTCCTAGAGATCGCCCGGGCCGGCGGTATCGACGCCGAGGACCTCGGGGTGTCCGTCACGTCGCGCACCTACCAGAACGGCGAGCAGCGCCGACAGGACCTGCTGGACTTCACCCTCGGCCACTACGTGTCGGCGGTCCAGGACCGGCTGTCCATGGGGGACGTGACACCGCGCGGGTCCTACACGAAGGTGGCGTTCGAGGGGTTCCTTCGGTCCGACACGATCGGCCGCTACCAGGCGTACGAGCTGGGCCTGAAGGTCGGTGCCGTGGCCGAGGACGAGGTCCGGGACCTGGAGGACAAGCCTGCGCTCACCCCGGCGCAGCGTGCCGCGAACCGGCCCGCGCCGCCACCGCCGCCGGCGCCCGCCGCGCCGTCCACCGAGGAGCCGACAATGCAGCAGTCCGCCGCCCGAGACGTCCTCGCCGCGTTCACCGCCGCCGGCGACGTCGTCGCCCTGACGTTCGGCTCCGGCGACGTCGAGCAGTTCAAGGCCGACCCTGAGAAGCGCACCGTCGCCGGCGCGCTGATCCCGTTCGGTGCGCAGACGAACGACGGCCGGGCGATGCGCTTCGCGCCAGGGTCCGTGACCTGGCAGAAGGCCGCCGTGTCCCGGGTCAAGCTGGACCGCGAGCACGACCTGGGCCAGCTGCTCGGGTCGGCCACCCAGGTCACGACGAGGGACTCGGGCGTGTCGGCCACGTTCAAGATCGCCCGGACGCCCGCCGGCGACGAGGCCCTGGCGCTGGCCGCCGACGGCGCCCTCGACGGACTCTCGGCCGTGGTCCGGATCACCGACGCCATCCCCGACCCGGTGCACGAGGGCGGAACCCTCGTCACCGCGGCGACGCTCGTCCGGGCGACGCTCACCGCCGACCCCGCGTTCGACGACGCCCGACTCTCGGCCGTCGCACTCACCTCCGAAGGGAACGCCATGCCCTGCACCGTCTGCGGCACCGTCCACGCGGCGGGCACGCCGTGCGCGACCCCGCCGCCAGCACCGCCCGCCACGCCCGCCACGACCGCCGAGGCAGCCTTCAGCGCGGCCGTGGAGAAGTTCAACGCGACCATCGCCGCCCTCGGCCAGACCCGCGAGGTGGTGCCCGCCGGCCGGGCCGTCGTCACCTCCGAGCCGGCCGTCTACCAGTACGGTCGGGCCGGGATGGGCGGGCACTCCTTCGTCAAGGACACGTGGCTGTCCCGGGTCGAGAACGACGCCGAGGCCGCGGCCCGGCTGACCAAGTGGAAGCTCCAGCAGGCCGACGCTCAGGCCAGGTTCACCGGCGAGCAGGAACAGTTCGCGGTCGTCAACCGGACCGTCGGCGCGAACGTCATCCCGCCCGGCTACCGGCCCGAGTTCTACCAGCCGCAGCTGTTCCAGGGCCGCCCGCTCATGTCGATGGTCTCCCAGGGCACCCTCACCGACGCCACCCCGTTCACCCTGCCCACGTTCACGAGCGCGACCGGTGCGACGGCGGACCACGTCGAGGGCACGAACCCCACCGACGGCACCCTCGTGGTCGGCACCCGCACCGTCACCCCGGGCGCGATCTCGGGCCGGTTCATCGTCACCCGTGAGGTCGTGGACGCGTCCAACCCCGCCATCGACGCGATCGCCGAGCAGGCGATGCGCGAGTCCTACAGCCAGCAGACCGAGGGCAAGGTCTACACCGAGATCAACGGCGCCAACGGTGTCGGCGGGGTCATCACCTCCGGCACCGTCCCGTCCGGTGCGACGGCCGCCACCGCCACCGGTGTCGGCGCCACCGGCGCCGCGGGCGCCGCCCTGCTCGACACCCTCCGGGACCAGATCGTGGCCTACCCGTTCCGGCGGTTCGCGCCGCCCAACCGGCTGGCCCTGTCCCTGGAGGCCTCCCAGCAGTTCGCCAAGGCCAAGGACTCCACCGGCCGGCCGCTGCTCCCCCGGATCGGTGCCATGAATGCGTTCGGGACGTCCGGTGTCCTGGACCTGGCCTTCGACGTCGACGGACTGCCCGGCATGCCCGCCTGGTCGATGACCGGCAACGCCGCCGGCGACGCCGACACGATCATGTGGAACGGCGCCGACATCTGGGCCTGGGAGTCCCCCACCCTGTCGTTCCGCTACGAGGAGCGCTCCGGTCCGGCCAACATCGAACTGGCCCTGTTCGGCTACTTCGCCGTGCGCATCCTGCGACCGCTGGGGTTCTCCGGCATCCGCCTGACGGTCACCTGATGGCGCGCCAGGGCAAGGACACCCCCGGAGCGGATCGGAAGGACCCGCCGGTCCGCTCCGGCGGGTACATCCTCACCGAGGACCAGGGCTGGGTCCTCGACCCGGCCGGCGACGACGACACCCAGGAGTAGACAGTGGACGAGCAGCGCGGCGCACCGATGTTTCACGTGGAACCGCAGACGACGGACGACGTCGGCCTGTCGGGATTCGGCGTCGCGCTGCTCATCGACGAGAGCGGCGACCGGCCGCGACTCAAGCAGGTCATCCCGTTCCGCAACCTGATCACCGACGCGGGCGACCTGTACATCGCACAGAAGATCATTACCGGGATTGCGCCGGCAAACCCCGCCGCGCCCACCGCCATGACCGGAATGAAGCTCGGGACCGGCGCGACCGCCGCCGCCAAGAGCGGCGCCGGCGCCGCCCTCGTGACCTACCTGGCCGCGTCGAACGTGGCGTTCGACGCGACGTATCCACAGACTGCCAACCTTGGCGCCGGGCTGGGCGTCAACTCCGTTTACCGGTCGACGTGGGCGGCCGGCATCGCCACCAACGGCGCCATCACCGAGGTAGTCATCGTGAACGACTCCGGGACGAACGCCACCTCAGTGGCCGCCAACACCGCGTCCCGGGCGCTGTTCGGATCGGCGATCAACAAGACCGCCACAGACAGCCTCGTCGTGACGTGGAACCACAAGGCGCTGGGCGCCTGACATGGAGCGCTACGGGGCCAGCAACAGCAAGGCAGGGGTGAACGCCGCCAACACCCCGATGTGGCAGCTGCGCGGCGGCACCACCAAGCGCCTGCGGCTCCTGGAGATCGGTCTTGGCGTCAAGACGGCACCCACGACGGCGCCCGCGTTCCAGCTCGTGCGATCCACCGCCATCGGCACGAACAGCGGCACCGGCGCCGGCCAGGCCTACGATTCGGCCGGCGCGCCCGCGGCCGTTGGGACCCTCGACAACGCGTGGTCCGTCAACCCCACCCTGGCCGCGAACGCGTTTCGCGAAACGACCATGACGACCACCGCGGGCGGGCAAACCTTCTGGACGTTCTACGACGACCCGCTGTGGATCCCGGCGTCGGCCACCGTCGGCCTCGTCATCGTCAACACCGTGGCGACCGGCGCGACCCTCGGGACGTTCGTCGCCTACTGCGTGTGGGACGAATGATGGGCCGGGTACTCATCGTCCGGCCGCCGCGGTACGTCCGGGACACCTCGAACGGCCGGTTCGACTTCCGCACCTACGTCGCCGCGTACCCCAAGCCGTTCATCCCGCGCGGCTCCTGGAGCGTCCCGGCCCTGGAGGCGCCGCCGGGCGGGTTCACCGTCACCCTGGACGACACTGTCGGCCTGGTCGACGCCGTCACCGCCGCCGTGGCGTACGCGCGGACCCAGGACGACACTGTGGGCCTGGTCGACGCCCTCACGCGCGCCCTGGCCTACCAGCGCACCCTGGACGACACTGTCGGCCTGGTCGACGCCGTGACCGCCGCCCTGGCGATCGCCCGGACCCTCGACGACGCCGCCGGGCTCGTCGACACACTGACGGCCCAGCTGGGCAAGCTCATCGAGCTGAACGACGCTGTGGGCCTGTCCGACGCCCTCACCGCGGCGCTGGCCTACGCCCGCACCCAGGACGACGGCGCAGGCCTGTCCGACGCCCTGGTGACCGCCCTGGCCTACGCCCGCGCCCAGACGGACACCCTCGGGCTCCTGGACGCCCTCACAGCCGCTCAGGGCCTCGACCGGCCGGCCACCGACACCGCCGGGCTGTCCGACGCGCTCATCGTCGCTATGGGCTACGGCCGGACCCAGACAGACCTCGTCGGCCTAACAGACGGCGTCGTCGCCGCCGTCACCCGGAACCGCACATTCACCGACGGCGCGGGCTTCACAGACAGCCTCGTCGTCGAGCTCTTAGCCGGCGGGCCGGCTCCGGTCGTGACCGGCGGGCTCGTCGTGGTGGGCGAGCGACCCCCACACGTCGCGCTCGGCCAGGGCCATAGTCAGCCCGCCCTGGCCGAGCGCGGCCGGTCCGCATCCGTCGGCACACGTAAGGGAAGGGCCACCCGTGGATGACCTCTTCGTCGTCGGCCAGGTCGTTCCACTGACCTTCTGCGTGACTGACAAGGACGGCCGGCCGGCGAACGCAGGGGCCGCCGCGCTCACCGTCACCAAGCCCGGCGGAGGGACCGACACCCCGACCCTGGTGGCCGTCCAGCCCGGCCGGTACGAGGTCGACTACGTGCCAGCCACCGCCGGCCGCTACATCGCGCTGGCCGTGTTCACCGGGGTCAACGCGGGCACGGCGGTCGACGTGTTCGACGTCCAGGTGGTCACGAACGGCATCGTGGATCTGACGGCCGTGAAGGACTACCTGGGGACGGATATCTCCTGGAGCGACGCCGCCATCCAGTCGGCCCTGGACGCCGAGCGGGCCGCGCAGGCCAAGGTGTGCCGCATCGACGACTACGGGGTGGACATGCGCGAGGCCCTATGCCGGCGCGTCGCCCGCAACCTGGCCGCCCGCGCCGTCCCGGTCGCTCAACACACGTCGTTCGAGGGCGGTGGCACCGTGAGCCGGGTGCCGCGGACGGACCCGGAGATCGCCCGGCTTGAGGCGCCAAACCGGCGCCAGGTGGTCGGCTGACATGGCGGACCTCACCCAGACCCGCACCGACCTGGCCGCCGCCGTCCAGGCGGTCGACCCGGCGACACTGAGGATTCGACCGTCGTCCACGGTGAAGCACCCTCGGCCCAACGATGGATGGGTGATCGTCGAGCGGATCGCCGTGGGCCAGACCTACCTACGGTTCAACGTCACCTTCACCGTGGTGATCCTGCTCACCGCCGACGAGGTCAAGGCAGAACAGCGGTTCGCGACCCTGGCGACCCAGCTGGTCACCGCCGTCACCGCCGGGGCCCTCCACGCGTCCGAGGTCGCGGCCGAACCCGTGATCGTCCTCGTAGGCGAAACCACCCCCGCACCGATGTACGCGATCGCACTAACACTCACCCTGGAGGTGGACTGACATGGCGGAATGGGGCACACGTGCGCTCGTTCTCAGGATCGGCGGAACCGACTACACCGGGTCCGTGAACAAGGTCCGGATCAAGACCGGCGAGACAGACAGCGATTTCGTCTCGTTCCTGGAGGCCGCCAACGGTGGCGCCCGCAAGTACAAGCTGGTGATGACGCTCAAGCAGGACAACGCCACCACCGCCCTGTGGTACTTCGCCTGGTCAGGGAACGGCTCCACCGTGGCCTACGAGGTCTGGCCCAACGGCCGGCCCGGCACCGGCATCGCGACGCCCGCCCAGCCCAAGTTCACCGGAAACGTCGTCGTCATGGAGCCCGACGGCGACCTCGTCGGCGGTGACGCCGACCCGTCCACCACCAAGTACTTCACGACCGAGTTCGAGTGGGACTGCACCGCCAAGCCCACCCTCGGCATCTCCTGAGAGGGCGCGAGCATCCATGGCAGCACTGACACCCCAGGTCCTGTCCCGGGCGGGCATCGCGCCCACCTACGGCGCCGTGACCGCGTCGGACACGTTCCCGCAGGCGGTCGGCGTGGCACAGTTCCTCCACGTCAAGAACGGCAACGCCGCCGCCTGCACCGTCACCCTCGTCGACGGCGGCCGGACCCCCGCCGGCTCCCTTGCCGCCAACCCAACGGTGGTCGTCCCCGCGACCACCGGGGACCGCATGATCGGCCCGATCCCCAACAGCATGGCTGACCAGACAACGAACCTGCTCACGGCGCTGTTCTCCGTCACCCCGTCCGTGACGGTCGCCCTCGTCCAGGTCCCGACCGGCTGACCCATGGCCACCTCGGGCGGCATCCACGGCAAGGTCGAGGGGGTCAGCCAGGTCCTGGCCGCCCTCCAGCGGTTCGGTGTCGAGGCCGAGGACCTCAAGGACGCCCACGTTGGGATCGCCGGCGAGGGCGCCCGCCTCGCGTCGTCGTTCGCGCCCAAGGACTCGGGCCGGCTGGCCGGCAGTCTGCGGCCCGGCACGAGCAAGGCCAGGTCCTTCGTCACCTCACGGGTGATCTATGCCGGCCCCATCAACTACGGGTGGCGCCGGCGGAACATCAAACCGGCGCTATTCATGCAACGCGCCGACGCCGTCCTCGCCGCGCGCGCAGTGGCAATGCTCGATAGAGGCCTCGACAAGGCCATAACCAAGGTGGGATTGGAATGACCGAGATCCACGCACAATTCACCGACGCCGCGGTGTCCAGTGACGCCGTCACCCCCGGGCCGGCCGGCCCCGAGCTGCTCGACATGGACCAGCTGTCTAAGTCACTGACCGGGTTCGAGCAGATCGCCGTGACCCAAGTCTTTCGCCAGAAGCTCGACTCACTGGCGACAGACAGCACCATGTTTATGCGGGTCCTGCTCTTCGTCCAGCAGAAGCGCAACGGGTTGAACGACGCCGACGCATTCCGGGCCGTCATGATGCTGGACATCGAGACCGTGGTCGAGTCATTCAAACCGAAGGACGGCGAAAGCCCCGAGCCCGAGGACCCCGACGCGATCGCAGAGCGGGACCAGGCCTTCGCCAACTTCGTCATCGGGACAGGCCTTTCCTACACCGTCGACGAATACATGAGCCTCACACTGAGTCAGCGGGAGGCCGTTATCAGCGAGGCCAACCGCGGGAGGCGCTGAACAATGGCAGGCCCTATCAAGATCGCCATTCTGGCTAACGCCGCGCAGGCCGTGAAAGAGGTCACCAAGTTTTCAGACACCGTCGACGAGAACACCAAGCGTGTCGTCACAGGCTTGGGTGACTCCAAACTGACGGGGGGCTTTGGTAAGGCCCAGGAGGGCTTTGACGTCCTCGACACCCGCGCTATGGGGTTCCGTGACACCCTGACCGGCATCCAGGACTCCCAGCGTGGATTCAGCGCCCTTCTGAACGACGTGCCGAACGACGGCAAGGGCATGCTCGATTACATGGTCCTGGCCGGGATGGGTGTGGGTGACCTGGCGTCTGGGTTCGCCAATTTCATCGTCCCGGTGGCCGGGGCAGCGCACGGCCTGACCGCGCTATCCCTGGCCGGCATCAAATCGAATATCGTTATGGTCGGCCAGAAAATCGCTATGGGGGCGAGCACTATAGCCACCGGCGCAATGACCGGTGCGCAATGGCTACTCAACGCCGCAATGTCAGCGAACCCAATCGGGCTCGTAATCCTCGCGATTGTCGCACTGGTCGCGATTGTTGTTATTGCTTACAAGCGCTCGGAAACATTCCGTAGAATCGTGGATCAAGTATTCCGGGCCACCTGGACCATTATTCGTACCGTGGTCAATTGGATTCGCGCTAACTTCCCGCGACTCTTCACAATCATCACGTCACCGATCGTGCGGGCCGTCGCGGCCGTGAAACGAAAGTTCGGTGAAGTCTCATCCACCGTGCGCGCCCTACCGGGGAAGATCCGTTCCGCGTTCGGCAACGCCAATACGATCCTGGCCGATATCGGCCGGAACATCGTATTCGGGCTGTGGAACGGAATCACAGGGCTAACCGGATGGCTGGTCGGAAAAGTCCAGTCATTCATCGCGAACACCGTCCCGGGTCCGATCCGCCGCGCCCTCGGGCTCGGCTCCCCATCCAAGGTCGCCCGCAGCATGGGCCAATTCTTCGGCCAGGGCCTCGGGCTGGGCCTTGACGACGAGGTCGCTCGGGTCGCATCCTCGGCCCGACGCCTGGCCGGCGCGACCATCGTGGGCGCCGCGGGCGGAGCCAGATCCGGCACCGGCTCGGGCTCGGACGGCCGGCGGGCTGTCGAGCTGCGATCGTCCGGTAGCGCGTTCGACGACCTCATCCTGGCGTCGGTCCGCCGGGCCGTGAAGCTGGGCGGTGGCGACCCGGTGGTAGTCCTGAGGCCGCCTCGTGGGTGAGCTGTCGCCACTGCCGATCGGCTACGAGGGCCTGGAGCTGTTCGTCGCCGGGGCGTGGCTGGACATCACGGCGGACCTGTCGGACGGCGGCATCGCGATCGTCCGCCGGCCCGGTGACCCGGCACGGATGTCCTGCTCGCTCAAGAACGGGACCGGCAAGTACTCGCCGCGCAATCCCAGCTCGCCCCTGTTCGGGCTGATCGGCCGCAACACGCCCGTCCGTGCGTTCGTGGATCTCGGGCAGCCGCGACTGGATCAAGCCACGACCGCCGACTACTTCTCGGCCTCAGACACCGCGGCCCTGGACATCGCCGGCGACATCGACCTGCGCGTCGACGTGGCGCCACTGTCATGGCGGCCGGCGGGTGCGTCGTTCGTCGGCCTGGTGAAGACGGGCGCCTATTCGCTGTTCGTCACTGACGAGGGTTATCTCGTGCTGTCCTGGACCGACGCGGGTGCCGTAGGTCAGCAAGCGATCTCGTCACAGCCGGTCCCTGGAGGCCCCTCGGGTCGCAAGGCGATCCGTGCGACGCTCGACGTGGACAACGGCGCCGGGGGCCGCACAGGGCGCTTCTACACCGCAGGCACCATCGACGGGCCGTGGGTGGAGTTCGGTGTCCCCTGGGTCGCCGCAGGGACCACGAGCATCGCCAACAGCATTTTCAACCTGCTGACGTTCGCCAGCGCGACCGCGTGCCCGTGCGACGTGTTCGCCCTGGAGGTCCGCTCCGGCATCGACGGGACCGTGGTCGCCAACCCCCGATTCCTTGAAAGGCCGTCCGGGACAACGTCTTTCACCGACACGGCCGGCCGGAGCTGGACCAGACAGGGCGCGGCGAACCTGTGGAACCGTCACTACCGCTTCACGGGTGAGGTATCAGAGTGGCCACAGCGCTGGACGAAGAAAGGAGCGTCCTCGGCCTACGCCGCGATCGAATGCGCCGGCGTCCGGCGCCGGCTCGGCCAGGGAGCGTCGCCGCTGCGGTCCGCGCTCTACCGGACGATCTCCAAGCTGGGCCCGAACCTCGTGGCCTACTGGCCGCTGGAGGACCTGGAGCGCTCCAGCACCCTCGCGGCCGCACTGCCGGGCGTGAAGCCTGTCAAGGTCGAGGGCACGCCCGTCAACGGCGGCTTCGACGGGTTCGACGCGTCCGCACCCATCGTCACCCTGGCCCAGGGCAAGCTCACCGGGCTCGTCCCCAACTACGGCACCGGTGACCCACAAGTCAGGTGGATTCAGTACATCCCAGCCGCGACCGCCGACGGCCTCATCGTGGCCAGGATCTCATCGACCGGGGGAACCCTCGGATGGATTGACCTAAAATACTCTAATGCGGGCAACGGTGGAATCGTATTCGAGGTTTATGAAAGTGACGGAACCTTCGTAGGTAACACCCTATTCGCGTCCCTTGACATAAAAGACAAGCCGGTAAGAATGTCGGTTGACATTTCCACCTCGGGCGCAAACATCCTGGTCGGGTTCGGCATCCACGGAATCGGCTCACCCACCGGTGGAGTCGGCAGCACCGCATACGGACCCTTAACCAAGGGCCGAGTAACCACGGTCACATTCAACCCTAACCGGTCCGCTCTAACCGACGTGGCTATCGGTCACGTGTCCGTGGAGAAGGTAATCACCGACCTTTTCGCGGTGTCCAAGGACGTACTCAAGGCATACCTGGGTGAGCAAGCGGACGCGAGGATCGCCCGCCTGGCAGCCGAGAACGCCCTACCTGTCCGCGTGGTAGGCGAGGGCGGAAACGCCCAGAAGCTGGGCCCACAGGGCCGAGAGAAACTGCTGACGCTGCTCGACGAGGCCGCGGAATCTGACGCGGGACTGCTGTTCGAGTCCAGAACGGGTCTAGGCCTGACCTACCGCACCCTGGAATCCCTTTACTCCCAGACACCCGCCGTGACGATCGCCTACACCGACAACCTCCTATTGCCATTCGAACCGGTCGACGACGACAGCGAAACCCGTAATGACGTGACCGTGACCCGGGACCGCGGATCATCATTCACCGCGGTCGAGGACCTCGGGCCCCTGTCGACGCAGGCGCCACCCAGCGGTGTCGGCGTCTACGACGAAGCGCTGACGCTCTCGCTCGTCGACGACGCGGCCTGCGAGGACCAAGCGGGATGGCGATTGCACCTGGGAACGGTCGACGAGGCGCGGTGGCCGACGATCGGCGTGAACCTGGCCCACCCGACGTTCCTGGCCAACCCCGTCATGACTCGGAAGATCCTCAGCCTCGACCTGGGGGACCGGGTCGACGTCACCCAGCTGCCGGCGTGGCTACCGCCCACACCCGTCTCCCAGCTGGCCGTGGCGATGAGCGAGCAGATCCTGCCGCTGGCGCACAAACTCGAGCTGGAGCTCACGCCCGCCCGGCCCTACGAGGCACTGACGTGGAACGACGCCGACCGCTGGTCCGGGGCGGGCACCCTAACCGCCGAGGACCTAGACGCAACAGAGACCGGCGTCGACGTCACGAACCCGCTCGGCGTCGAGTGGACCACCGCGGACGGCTCCTATGACGTCGTCATCGGGGGCGAGCGGATGCGGGTGAACAGTGTCACCGGGACGGGGCCGGCCCAAACCCTGAACGTCGCCCGGTCCGTCAACGGCGTCGTCAAGACACACCTCACCGGCGCGGCCGTCACCCTGTATGACCCCAGCTTCTACGGACTCCTGGAGACACCATGACACTACGCGCGGGCGGTCTCGCGGACGTCGCAGACCTCACGCCCGGGGTCGGCATCGGCATTCCCAAGTTTATTTTCAAGGGCACAGCCGAGAACCTCGCATCGAATATCACCTTCCAGGACGACGACGTGCTCTTCTTCACCATGGAGCCGGGCGTCCGCTACTTCTACGATTTCAACCTGAACGTCCAGGGACCGGTCGCCGGCGACTTCAAAACACAATTCACCGCGCCCATCGACGTCGCCGGCGTCAAAATGCGGATGGGTCCGTGCATTCCCACCTCGGCCGGGTGGGTGGCCCGCGACGACACAAACGGTGCTTTCGCCTCCCACGGCGTCACGACGGCGACGTCCTATGCCATTGACACGAGCGGCTCGGCAATCCGCGAGTACGGGTGGGTTGAGTCCGCGACCGGCGGCACGCTGCGGCTCCAATGGGCGCAGGTCACTAGCAACGCGACGAACACCACCGTCAACTCCTCGTCATTCCTGATGTATATGCGGGCGCAGTAGATGGTGGCCGCCGAATCGATTCATGACCTGCTCGTCGAGATCAAAGTAAAGGTGGACATTCTCGTCGGCCAACACAGCGACCACGAAAACCGCCTACGGGCGGTCGAGCAGCACCCGATCATTACTCCGACCGTCCAGGCCACCGTGGCCGACCACGAGGCGCGCCTGCGGCTCATCGAGCGCCGTATATGGGTTGGCGTCGGCGCCGCAGCTGTCGCCGGCGGCCTCGCCGGCCAGACTCGCCGGAATCCTGTAAACACAACCGAAAGGAACGCACGATGCTGACACGTAACGGCTACACAGTCCGAGAGCCCGACTCGACAGCCCTGGCGACCTTCCACCGGCACGGCGTGCCGTTCAAGGTGTGGGCGCCGGCCACGCCCGCTTTCGCGTGGCTCACGACATTCCTTCACGCAGTCGAGCCGGTCACCGAGGCCGGATGGGACGGCGGATATGCCTACCGGAAGATCGGCACTAGCGGTGTCTGGTCCGAACACGCCGCCGGCGTCGCCATCGACTGGAATGCATCCCAGCACCCGCAGGGCGCGGCCAAGTCCGCCGGCTGGACCAAGAGCCAGGTCGACACCATCGAGTGGATGCTCACCCACACACTCAAAGGCTCATTCTTCGAGTGGGGCGGGCACTGGTCGACGCCCGACAGCATGCATTTCCAGCTCCGGCACATCGACAAATGGAACCGGCCCGAAAACCCTTGGAAAGCGCCGTGACGGCCCTCGCCGGCCTACTGCGGGCCGCCGCACGGCAGATCAGGGCCGAGCCTGTCATGACGCTGGCGCTCGTCCAGGCCGCCGTCGTGTGCGGGGTGGCGTTCGGCCTGGACCTCACCGACACCCAGACAGCTGCCGTGCTCGGCCTCGCAGCTGCGGGCCTTGGGCTGCTCGCCCGATCCAAGGTCACCCCCACGTCGCTCCTGCTCCGTGGCGGACCGCCCACTTGACGCGCATAGCGCGCCGGGCGTTCAATGGCGCGCATGAGCGAACTAAGCGAACGGATGACGACAGGGCAGGTGGCCGCCGCGTTCGGTGTCACCACGTCGACGATCAGGCGGTGGGTGAACCTCCAGCGCATCCCCGCCCACCGGCTACCCTCGGGCCGGATGGCGTTCCTGCGGGCCGAGATCGAACCCCTGGTCCCACAGGCCGGCCACGGCCTCGCAGCAGTGAGGGCATCATGACGGCGACACCAGAGCGGGTGCTTACTGACCAGCTCGTCGACCCGCGGGAGCGCGTCCGCGCGTGGGCGAGGAAGAACGTGTTGGGCGCCGTGGCCGGTGGCGCAGACGAGCACTTCTACGCCGCAGCGTTCCTGCGGGCCTGCGTCCAGGGCCAGGCCCTGCTAGACCTGACAGACGACGCGTACCTGGCCGAGGTCGCACGGGGCATCGTTGGCGCCCTGGAGGCCCTGGACACCGAGACTGAGCAGCGGCTACGGGATGCGTTCGGCGGAAGGGTGGACGAGCCGTGAGCGTCCTACAGGCCTACATCGTCGCCGGCGCCCTGGCCGCCGGCATCGTCGCCGGCATCGTCGGCGCCCACTACCTCGGGGCCGGGCGCGCCGATCGTGCATACGCGGTTGACGCAGAGTTCAAGCTCCAGCTCATGGACGGCGAGATCGCCCGCATGCGGGCCGCCCTGATCCCATTGACCTGCTCGGGCGCTTGGTGGTGCAGATCAGCGTGGGGTCACAGACAGGGCTGCTACGGAACCGAATACGACGACATGAAGGCCGGCGGCAACGGGTGGACCTTCACGCGCATCACACAGGGCCAGGTTGTCGATCCGCCGGCGTTCGACTTCAGCTCCGACCTCGGAACCGAGCGCGACCACTGGTGGACCAGCTGGCACCCTGAGGGCCGGGACGGGTAATGGCGTGGGTGATCCTGGACGATGCCTTCCCGGACGATCCGAGGGTCCTGCGGGCCGGCTACGAGGCCCTGGGTGTCATCGCGGCCGTCACGGCCTACTGCAATCGGACCCTGACGGACGGCTTCGCTCCAGAGCCCTACGTGCGCCGGCTCGGCATCCGGGCCCCCGTCATGCGGGCCCTGCTGGACGAGGGCCTCCTGGTGGCCACCGAGGACCCGTCCGCCGGCTACCTGCTCGCCGGCGACGTTGCTGGGTGGCAGAAGACCCGAGAACGGGCCCTGGTGGAACGGGCCCAAAAGGCCGAGCGTCAACGAAGGTGGCGTGAGGGCAAGACCAAACGGCCTGTAGACGCGTCTCGTAACCCGTCTCGTAACCCGTCTCGTAACCCGTCTGGAGACGCTTCCCGGGGAGACGCTTCCCACCCCACCCCACCCCACCCCACCCCGAAGGGGTTGGGGGTGGGGTCCATACCGACACCGGGCCCTGTGGATAAGTCCACACCGCAACGCTGCGCGCACGGACGGCCGCTGGCCTCCGACGGCGCCGGTTGCGCCGACTGCCCGCCGCTGTTCACGAGCGTGGCCTGATCGTGAACAGCGGCGGGCGCTACGGCGCGATCTGCGGGGATGGGATGCGGGAGGTTGTGCGGCGCTCAGACGGCGGGCCGCGGTGGTGCTTCCGCTGCCGCAAGGTCCGCGCGTTCGTCTTTCGTGTCATGTCGCCCGGTCGCATGTCCTACTACGGCCCGGTCCCGAGCATCCGCTGCGGGACGTGCGAGCTTCTCGACGGCGACCTGTTCCCAGGCCGTTTTAGGGAGTGGGAAGAGTGATCCGACGCCTGATCCGCGCGGTGCGTGAGCGTCGCCACCTGCGCGCCTACGAGGCCCTTGTCGGGCCGCTGCTCGCCCGGCGCATGCCCGACGAGCGGTGGTGAGGCAGGGCCATGCACGTCTACGAGCGGCGCACCTGCAAGGCCTGCGAACGGCCGATCGCAGTCGCACGTGTCTGGTACCTGGAGGACGTCCCGGTCCGCAGGCCGCCCACGTGGATGCCGCTGGACCTGGACCCGCTGGAGAACGCCGACGGGAACATCGCCGTGCATCGCAGCGCCAGCGGCGCCCTACGGGCGCGTGTGCTGCACAAGGGCGAGGACCTCATCGAGCACGAGGTCCGGGCGATGCCACACTTCGCGACCTGCCAGGGAAAGGCGCCTAGGACCAAGAGCCTGCCGGACAACGTCGTGGCCCTGGACCGGGCGCGGCGCCGGCACCGGGTGCGCCGGTTCAAGGCCAGGCCATGACCACGATCACCGCCTGGAGTCTGTTCGGCTATCCGATCGGCGCCGACCTGGCCGCCGCCATCATGATGCTGGGTGGGTGCATCGCCCCACTGGTGCCGCCGGTCATGGTTGTGCACCGTAGGCGCTACCCAAACGACACGCGAGGACGGCATGAGAGGGGGGCACGATGAGCGTCCAGCCATGGGGGGGCCACGCCGTCCAGCGGGCCCGCCAGCACATGGGGGGGCACCTACCCACGCCGTGCGCCAGGTGCCACACCACCGTCCAGCCCGGCGACGCGTGGGTCATCGGGCACAGGCTCAGCCGAGCCACCCACCCAGAGCTGACATGGGAAGTGACGAACTGGCAGATCGAACACCGAGCCTGTAGCGACGCAT